AGCTGCGCAACGCGCCTGGGTCGGTGTTCTCGTTCAGATCGTAGTGGACGATGGGCATGTTGCCCACGCCTGACCCGCCACCCGCTCCGCCACGCTGATACGGAGCCAACTGGCATTCGACGGGAACGTAGCTGAGCCCCGCGAAGAAGGCCAGTGCGCACTCCCGCTGCTTCGGACCCCAGACCACGGAGTCAATGCCGTCGTCTGAATGGAACGTCGCGCCGGCACCCATCAGTGCGCACCCGTTCGCATACTCCCGGAAGTCACTGGGTACATTCGAACGCCGACCAGGTTGATCCGTCTCCGCCGCACCCATCGGTTCGTCGCCCACCATCGGCACGTGCAAACCGGCAAACGAGGTTCCATCCGGCCAACCCCAGCCCTTGCACACCTCATCGAGTGCGCGGCAGAACCGAGGCCACTCATCACCTCGGTCCGGATGGTGCGTGCCAAAGTCCAGTGTTGGAACGGCTGTTGTCCCCTCGGGAATAGACTCTGCCCAGATGCTCGTGGCAATGGGAATGCCTTGCCCTTGCATCCGCAGTCCGAGGGTATGGGCTTCTTCCTCGCTGATCTGGTCGCCATGACCCGGTTCGTTGGCCGGTTCGATGAAGACGGCGGGATGGTGGGCCAACGCCTCGATGACTCGGTTCGCGTGCTCCTCACGCTGCGACTCCGAGGGCATGATGATGAGTGCATCCGCAAATGGGACGAACTCCATGCGCAACCCTCGGGATGCGAGCATGTCTGCGAAGGGGCGGAGCCGAGTGTAATACTCGGGATGCTCCTGTGGATAGAAGTGCTCGAAGCTATCCACCATGCCCAGGACACGCACGAGGTTGACACCAGCGCTGATCCGGTCTTGCAAGACCGGCTCGATGTCTTGACCAGTCAGCCAGCGCCAGTAGAGGAGGAAATCAGTGGACCCGCGCCACTGCCAGCCCTCGCCAGTCTCCGTCTTGAACGCAACGCCGTCAACGTGAATAGGCCCAGTGACCGGCTCAGTCGCTGGGCCTAGTTGAAAAGCGGTTTTTTGTCCGAGTCCACCATCGTGAAGGTGTACGCCGCACCACGGATGCCGTTGACATCCGGGCCTTCACCAATCAGCAGCGAGCCGTAAATCTTGAATCGCTGCCAGCCGGAGTCGAGGTCAGGCTTGTTGGGATCGTACAGCTGGAGTGCTGCGTCATACTTACGCTCCATCAGGAGCACCGTGTCCAGCCGGAGGTACCAGCCGTCTTCGACGTAGCGTGCGAGGACATGCCCGGCTTCTTCCGAGGCTTTGACTTCGACCTGCTGGTATGGGCCGGTCTCCTGGACAGAGTAGTCCAGGTCAAGATGATGCGACCCAGGCTCCACCGCCGGGATCTTGCTGTTGTGGCCAGCGATCAGAAAACACTTGAAGGGTAACGTGGGCATGGGTTCAGGCTCCGGTCCAGGTTCGGGGTTGGGTGGAATAGGCTCGGGTCCAGGTCCTGGCCCCGGTCCAGGTCCTGGCTCCGGTGGAACAGGTTCACCGACAGGCGTCAACATCGCGAGCCGTGGGCACGCGCTCACGAGGTTCTTCCAGGCATCCATCAACTCATCGTGCGCCACGATCCCATTCGCGCGGTCGAAGGCAAACGGCGCGATGACCTTGATACGATGGCTCGTGTTGACAATGTCCTGGAGATGGTGCAGCCCCTCGATGATATGGGAGACCGGAAACAGCTCATCCGGAGGTGCTCCGCCCATGCAGTAGAACGCGGGGATGACGCCCACGTCGCCGGGCCACTGGTTGAGGAGTGACTGGATCTGCCGGTGCCAACGTTCAGCACTCTGGGCCGCTGTCTCTTGTTCCGAAGGGTAGAGTTCAATCGCAGGGATGGACCACGGCGGTAGCTGAGGAAGATCCCAGTCAGAGACGCTGTCGTGCCCGAGGAGGACCCGTGTCTCAAACTGATTCGCCAGGTCCACGACGTAGCTTGGATCGACGGCTTCCGAGTAGATGCCAAGCAACTCACCTTGCGTCTCTCCATCCATCGTGTCTTCCGCCATGAAGTATGGCCGAGCGACCATCTGGTCCTGTTGGTTGACCAGAATCTCCGCCGGTGAGCCGGAGTCGCCGTCCAGGTCCTTGAACACCGCGAGGGTGACATCGTGATTGAAGATGAACGTGGGGATGGTGATCTGGGCCGTATCGAGCCGAGTGGGAACGAGGTCTTGCCACCCTCCGCCGTTGAGCCGGAACTCCTGATTGACGAGGTTGAGTTCATAGATGCGGATCTGGGTCTCCCCGAGGTTGACGCCGGTGGCGATGAGATAGTTTCCGCTGTGATGGTAGCCGATGTCGTGACGATGCTCATCGACGCCGACGCTCAGCTTGTAGCCGGTCAGTTCTGGCGGAGTCGCCTGCCAGGGATAGACCACCAGCGCGTTCGTTCCTCGGTCCCACTGGCACAGTGCGCGATTGCCGGCAACCGAACCCGAGGTGAATCGTGCGCCCTCACCACCGGAATAGGGGCAGACGGGCGGAGCCTCAGGATCTGAGCCGAGCACGCCAGCGGAGTTGGCCCAGAGCACGACGTCATCGACGCCAATCATCGTGGACAGGACGGTGCCCGACGCAATCGGTGAGAGTCCGTTCTTCATGCTCCCAACGAACAGCTCATTGTTCTCGTGCGTGCTGTAGAGGGCTTCCCCGTTGGGTGACATTCCACGGGCCACGAGGTCGGTGCGCTCCATCCCATCGCTGTCGAAACTGATGAGACCACTCGGGTCCGCGAGATACGCGCACCACTTGCCTCCCCCACCATAGAAGTTCGATGCACCACGTTCGTCCAGCACCCACCGCTGGCGCGTCGAAATGGAGTAGGCCCACAACTTCCAGTGGATGTTGTCGATGGACCCGTTCCCGCCGATGGTGTCGTTGTCGATAAATGCCCAACCACCGCCGATCATGTCTTCCAGACCGGGTGGAATCGCGAGCAACCATGGCTCAGGCATACTCCCGAGGTAGATTCGACCTCCGCCAACACCCGCAAGAACGAAACCACTGTCTGGACTCAATAACGGCATCCTAGTAACCTCGACCCTTCTGCAAATGTCCAAAGCCCCATGCTGTGTGCACTGCGCGCATTTCCAAGTAGACGAGAATCAATATCACTCCAATAGCCATCACTGCGAGACCAACCCAGACCGTCCACGCGATTGGATGGCGATGTTTCACTACAGCCCTTCTAGCGCAGTCACTCGTGCTTTCAATAGCTCAACTTCATCGTCAAGAGCTTGGGTATACGCGACGTGTGCCATATAGAGCGTATCCGGATTGAACACCAGTAAGGCTTCTGCCGCACTCCAGTTTACAGGGTCTGGGTCGCTAGAATGGCGCGACCGCATGATCGTCTGGACAGAGTTCGGGAAGACCGCCATCGCCTCTTGCGCTAGTGGCCCAATCCCAGGCCCCACCTTGATGCCAAAGTCGCCGGTGTAGTCGAACTCGTAAATCTGCAGCGACCGCATCAAGTCGCGCTGAGTCGCCTTGCTTACTGGGCGCACGTTCGTCTTCGCGTTCATGTCCGATACGACGTTGAATGTCGAGAGGTTATCTCCACGTTCTACAGTGGCTATTACATGCTGAATGCGCGTCGTGCGAATGGTATTCGTTGCCACCGAGTAGCCGTCGTCTACCAGCTGAAGGTCGCACTCCGAGGCGTCTGAGAGCCAGCGCGTATACTTCTCGTTGACCGCGCCATTCGTCTTGAACATCTGGATATTCGGACTAACGCTCTGCGACTGGATGAGGCCATTGAAGTAACACGCCGTCGCGAACTGCGTTATACCGTTGACATTCAGCGTGTTGTTGATAGTCATGCCTCCCGCAAAAACATTTCCGATATCTCTTCGAGCGATGAGGCCTGAGTTCGCGATGATCACTTCCGCATGGGAACCGTAAGCCACCACCGTGTCCCATGAAAGACCGGAAGGCTGCAATCGGAGGTATCTATCAACCGGTCCACCACCGACACCTAAGGCAAAATCAATACGTGGACTGTAGGTAGAACCACCACCATCTGAATAGAGATAAATGTTAGCACTTACGGCTCCTGCCCCAGCACTGCCGATACCGTCACCGCGTGCATGAAGCCAGAGTTGATGCGGCTTATTCCCATTCCCATTCCAGTCATGAGAGATTTCAAGCGTCCGAATGTCATTACCATCAATGCTGGACCAGTAACCGATACCATTGCTGGGAGCCGCTGGCCCCGGAATATCGAACATATACGCAGCGGTGTAGCTGAAAGACCCGGAGTAAGGAGCAACTCGGATACCACTCTGGTCAATCGTGACGTTACCCACTCGGACCGTTCCAGAGAAGGTCGCGTTTCCCACCGTGTCAATCTGCATGTAGACGGTCGAGCCGTAGCTCATCCGCAGACCGTTCGTGGCATCTATCGAGAACCACGCTCCAGCTGCATTGCCTGCGGCGAGCCCATAGACCGGTGCGCCGGAGTATCCATACGATCCAATGAGGTTCCCGAGCCGCACTCGCAGCGTAGACTGCGCGCCCCACGCCGCAATGGAGTCCACTCCATTCAAGACGTTGATGTACGGCGCATTCACGTCATCAGCCGTCAGATAGATAGACCCTCGACGAGTGGAGTCTGTCGTATTCCCCAACCGCACAAAGTCCATCCCAGGTGCGGGAGGAGGTCCCGAGAGGACTGTTCCACCAAACCAGACATCGCTACCTAACGCATTAACGATGATATCAGTCTGGAAGACTGCAGCGCCCCCACCAGCGGCAGAGAAGCGCTGCGCTCTAATGAGGTCGTTCGGTTGAAAGCCGTGTGGTGCTTCCGTGAAGATGTCGTAGTAATTCGTATTGACTAGAGAGACACTCGAAATGCGAGCGCAGTTGGTGACGAACAGATTTCCGTTCGTTGAACGGATCTGATTGACGACGAACTCATACACATTCATCACGCCGCGCACGCGTAGCTGGTCGAGTTCAAGGTATGACTGATTGGTGAACGTCTGGCTATGATTGAGCGTAAAGCCTGTGCCACCAAAGCCACTCGCATACACCGTCGAGGATGTGAGTGGCTTAGTATCTCGTAGCACCACCACGTTGAACGGGTCCAGCCAGAGGTTCACCGAGGGCGTGAGACGGAGATGCCCACCACCACCATTTCCCGGTGAGATCGTTATGTCTATGTTCGCATTCGTCTTGAGGAGTGGACCCATGAAGAAGCTGCTCGCATAGACTTCCGCTCCTGCGACTTGCGAAGCAAAGAAGCCAGAACCAGCAGAGAAGTCTCCACTTGAGTTCCTCAATACAATCGTGTTCGCGACGTTGTTCGGTGTCGCCGTTGTCGCACTATTCGCCACCTTCCCAGACGTGCTAATCGTCGCCAGTTTGTTATCGGTGATCCCAGCCGTCGCGCTGATATCCGCGTTGACAATCGCACCCGCCGCGATGTCCATACGACCTGTCGTGGATAGTACGATGTCACCAGTGACCGGATTCGCAACGGCAGTGCTCGTGCTATCGCCGATGTAGATGTAGCCAGGAGGGAGAGGCGACATCGCACCGCCGCCACCTCCCGAGGGTGGGATCAGAACGGTGCCGCCGCCACCGCTCCCACCGCCGCTGAACAGCTCACGAATCTGGTCGAGATAGGAACCCTGGTAGATGGTCGTCTCGGTTGCGCGGATGGTGTACACCCACAGCCGCGTTCCGAGGGAGAAGAACTCAGTGTACTCCGCATTGATCTCTGCGACCGTGAACACCGTTGCAGTGGGCAACGCTCTGGCCGCGTTCTGGACCGAGAGCCGCTGGCCTGGCTCGCAGTATTGCCACGTTGAAACTAGCAACTCCCGAGGAACCATGTTCCGCTTGAGGAGTTCACTCTGGACGCTGGCCACCGCCACTTGGTAGGTCGGTGTCTGGTCGTCGGACAAGCGCACTTCAAACTTCGGTGTCGCACCCGTCGTCGCGTTGACTTCGAACGGGTATTGCGGGAAGTAAGTGATCTGGATCGGAACACCGACTCCAGGCGCACTCGCTGTCCCACCCCCAATGAACGTCAGCTGCCCATCATTGGTCGCATAGTCCCACTCGATGTGATCGGTCGGACCTTGCCCTGGTGGCCAGACCGGTAACTGGACACCGCCCACGAAGCAGACACCGGGCCATTCACTCGATGAGTGGATGTTGATACCCTTGAGCGAGAAGACCCGAGTGGTCCCGTCACCGATCCAGATCTGAGTGATCGCGGTATCGCCCACCGAACTCGGACCGAACGCGATGGTGATATCGTTGACTGGTGTGACGTCCGAATAGGACCACCCGAGGGTATAGAACGATGCCGCTGCGTCGGTGATTGAGAACGGCGCATTGACGGTCCCTGGGACATACAGCTTCAGCTGGCGCAGTGGCGAGATGAGATGGACCCGAGGCGTGAGATGGGCATCACCCAACTGTCGCAACACGTCCGCCACGAGCACGCCGTCCACCGCGTAGTCCGTGAATGTGTCACCGTTGTCTTGGGCTGGGTCCAGCGTGATGCCATAGACACTCAACTTCTCCGCCACCAGGTCGGTCAGAATCTGCTTCGCCGTCTTTGGGCCAGTGTACTTCTTTGTCCAGTAGCACACATCCTCGAAGAAGGCGTAGTCATACCCTGTGCACTCGACACCGATGGGCGACCGACCACGGTCATACTCCACGAGGTGGGGAATCAAGACACCTCGGAAGATGGTGGTGGCGCCGTCGTTGATCGTGAAGTCCGCGTATTGCGCCGGGAGGAACCCCGGCTTGAACGACATCTCGACCATCGCCCGCTCATTCTGTTTGCGGGTGAATTTTGGTGTGGGTGTAGTCAGCAGGAAGTTCGTGCGATCCGTTCCCGCGACCAGTAGCTGCAATGCCATCCTCTAGGCTCCCGCTCGAACAAGCTGACGCGTGACCGCCCGGCCAACCACTTCGCCATTCGCCGTCACGGTTACGGGGATGACGACCGGCGTGCCGGTAGACTGGGTGCTCGGTGTCCCACTCCCGCCCGTAGGCGTCCGGTAGTTGTACGCTGGCGTTCCCGTATCGGTCGTGGTTGTGGACGCACTCGATGGGTTCGTATTCTGGGCGAGACCCGCGAAGGCGTCCGTCACTCCACCAGGACCCGTGATCTTGTCAATGAGTTGATCGAGCTTGTCAAGAAGTTTATCAACCATCGCGGACAGCGGTTCATCGAAGTTCAGTTGGCTCAAGTCAGTCAGTGCATTCCCGAACTGATCTACCAGCCCATTGTCGCCACCCGCGTCAATCAACTGCTGGATGATAGGCTTCATCGAATCCGGGAGTTTGATCCCCAACGGCCCGGTCGATTGATCCACCATCTGTTGGATGTCGTGGTGCATCCCACTGACCACATCGTGGACTTCTCCGCCCGCATCCGTGACTTGCGTCACGGTATCGTGCATCATCGCGGAGAATGGAACGCCAGCAGCCGTCAGTGTGTTGAAATCCTGGACGATCTGATTGGCCTGGTTCGTGATCGATATCTGTTGGACCTTCGGACCGAGGTCATCGAGGGCAAGACCGTAGCGGCCAGCCGCCTCGGTGATCTGGTCGAGGGAGGGAACCGAACTATCCTCCAGACCCAGCATGGCTTTCGCCGCGTCCATCGTGATGGTATTCGTTTCAATCATCTTCTTGATGATGGGTTCCATCGCAGCGGGAATCTTCACCCCAGCGCGCATCGCATCGATGATCCACTTATTCAGGTCATCGCTCATCCCCACGAGGATACCCTGGGTGCTATAGCCCGCACTCTTCAACCGGTTGAACGAGGTGAGGAGGTCGTCTGAGGCAATCTTTGCATTCTTCATTGCCATCGCTGGGTCCATGTTCACCCACGTGAGGTTGTACTTCTGCACATCAGTCGTGAGACCCTGGAGCGCGTCCTGGGTGGCCTTGATGGCCTTCGCGGCACCTTCCTTGTCGCCTTGTCCGACACCGCTCAAGTTCTTCCAGAGTTGCTCGCCCTGGGGACCGAGAACCGAGAGTTGCTCATGGAGTCCGACGAACCCATCAGTGAACGTATCCGCGAACGCCGTAACAGCCTTGCGTCCATCGTTCATCGCCGCGACAATCCCACGAACGAGACCCGTGATCGCTCCGCCGATAGCTCCAACAGCGGCACCAATCGCCGTTCCAATGCCCGGTAGAATCATCGAGCCAACCAGCGCGCCCGCGCCAGCGCCCGCGAGGGCACCACCCGCTGTCCTGGACCCAATCCCACCAGAACTCGTGGACCCAGCGACTTGGCTGATACCCTGGGCAATGCCGAGGGCCTTCTCAGTGCCCGTGGCTCGCGTGCTCGTCTCCAGATACTTCTTCGACATCACCTCGGCTTGTGCCCACGCAGCCGCGACGTTCCCGAGGCCACTGACGATTGTGCCCGCAATACCGGGCATGATCTGCCCAATCGTCTTGAGGATAGCGGAGTAGTCTTCCAGTTCCTGAATGTGCTGGTTGAACTTGAGGTCGGCATACTCCTTCTTCAGCAACGCAACGATGTTGACCTGCTTGTTGATCCCGAGGACAACATCGTTGTTCGTGTTGATAAGCTTGGGGAAGATGTCTTGGGGAATAGGTGCCACCGACATCTTCAGATTGACCCACTCACCGGAGACTCCGCCTAGAGTCAACTTTTGTTTCGCCAGACCATCGCTTACTTGGAACACGCCAGTATGTAGAAGGTCATACTTCGCGACAAGCATCGCCGTATTCTGGCCCAGCTTGCCACCCTTCTCCATAACCGAGTCGGCTTCTTTCGCGAGGGCTTCCAACTGCTGCGTCGTGGGTACAAGCCCTTTGACCGTGAATTGAGTCACCGCCGCTTCAAGGTCCTGGGCCTTCTTCTTGATGTCTGAGCCGAACAACGAGTCGTACAACGCCTTGACCCGCTTGGCAGCAGCGGCGGCAGCACCTTCTAGTCCAGTGTCTGGAGGTGGTGGGACAGCGGCGGGTGCACTGAAGATTGACTCACCCTGCCCTCCGGCTTTCGCAACGGACCCGAGGGCAGGTGTTGTGGTGGAGACGATGTCGTGTAACTTCTCCCACCCAGTGATCGCATAGCCCAACTGGCGCACGTGGCGAGTCAGGAAGTCCATGTCCTCTGGCTGCGTCTTGCCGAGGAAATACTCCCACATATCTCGCCCACTCTTCCAGGCTTCGTAGGCTTTGTAAATCGCCTGAGTCAGCCCTCCGAGGGCCAGAACAAGGACACCTCCAACGAGGGCGGGTGACGCAAAGACACTTGCAATCCCTGACCCGATACCCGAGAGAATGGCCCCTACTCCGCCCAGCTGGTAGGTCAACGCCATCGCGGCGATGAAACCCTTCACCGCGTCAATCGCCACTCCAACGGCTGTTGCGATTCCTGCCCACGCCCCGCCAACAGACGCAAGGCCACTGACGATGCTGGAGCCTGTCAACGCGAGGAACGCGGAATTGAGGCCCCATACGGCTGTCGCCGCGATGCCGGCATCGAAGGCGATGTTCTTGAACCAGTCTGGGATACTGTTCCAGATCGTGTTGATTGTATTCCACAATCCCAGAATGGCGTCGGTGATGTTCTTGATCCACCCAATAATGATGGGCGCCCACTTGGTGACGGCATCCGCGAACTTATCGATCCAGCCCTGGATCGTCTCCATCGCCGTCTTCCCAGCGCCACCGAAGTTGTCTGAGAACGCCTTCCCAATCGCATCGAGTGCGCCCATGACATGGGTGGACTTCGCCACGCCTTGGGACAGCTCATCGAACCAGTTTTCAATCTGCGTCTGGGCAAACTCAAACTGTTCACCGAAGTCTCTGACCTGCGTTCCGGCGTCCTTGTTCGCCTTCGACAACATCGCAAGGATCTGGGTCCTCGTGGCTTCCGCCTTCTGAGCCTTCGAGAGCTCATTGACCTCGACACCCAGCTTGTCCGCCAACTCCTGGGTGGCATCTTTCGCATCCACGATGCCCAGCTTCATCTGAAGCGACCGAGTGCGTCCAGTGATCATCGCGCCGGATACGAGGTCCAACATCTCCTTTGTCGGACCCAGCCCGCGATTCTGCATCACGAACGCGGCAGTGCCCAGCGTCTCAAAGTCTCCCGCCGTCAACTTCACTCCGGCGGAGAGAAGCCGGGAACCGGTCTTCATCAGGTCGAAGTCACCCACCGTGTCCTTCGTTCCCTTGCGCAAGCCAGCCATGGCTTCTTCAGCCGCCTCAGCCGAGCCTGCGAAGTGTTCGAGGGTATCGGACACGTCGTTGATGTCCGCACCGCGCTGACCGAGGGTGATGATGGCTCCGGAGACGGCGGCAATAGCAGTGACTGCGGCCGCGCTGCCGACAATCATCGCGCCAAAGACGTTCTCAAACTTCTCGGAGAACTTCTCGATCTTCTGCGCCGCAGACTCCAGCGTTGTCGAGAGGGTATCTTCAATCTCGATTTTGCCGGTGAGAACTCCAATGTCCACTTAGGTCACCTCAGAAGTTCGTCACAGCTAACAAGTTCAAGAAGGTCTGGTGTTGGCGCAAGATGGCCGCACCGTCTTCCTTCTGTTTGAACTCGACCACGTTGCTCTTCTTCGCCGCCACTGGCTCATCAATCTCTTCCTGGTCAAACTTGAGGAGGAAATCTTTCAGGGGCTTCTGGTCTTCTTTGCGCACCGCGACGTTGTGGATCAGCTGGGCAATATGGGCCAGATTGTGGTCATCTCGGAACGACCCGAATGGCTCCAGGCTGAAGTAATACTCCCACTCGGCCAACTGTCTGGCCGTGAGACTCCGTAGCATCGCGTCTACGTTGGCGATCCCAAGTCCCACGGCCAGCCGATACGCGAACCGCCGTGACCGAGACCGCCTCAGCCTTTTTTTGCGTCGTCCTCGTAGCCATTGAGCTTCAGGATGGCTTTGCCGAGGGTATTGACTTCCCGCTCCTTGAGCGCACGAAGCATCCCGAGGTGTTCATCCTTGAGGATGGGATAGCCACCCTCGCCGGACACCACGCTCTTGATGATGAGCCGCAACGTGGCGGTCTTCTTCGCGGGACCTTCGTTGGACTCTCGGAACTCAATCATGTCGCCAGCGGTGATGGACTGGATCCACGCGCCCTTGCCTTTGATGGCATCCGGCACGAAGACGTATTCCACGGCTGACGGCGTTTCGAAGTCAGCGAGGGACAGAACACTGGACTCTTTCGGAACCGATTCAGTCATATCATTGCTCCCATGCAGAAGTTATGCGCCGGTCTCCCGCTCCTCCGCAAACCATCCTGTGAGACCGGCAGAGCCGGGATGGCTTACGCTGCATGGGGCAGATTACAGACCGACCACGACTCCGTTGATCGTGTACGGTCCGCTGAACCTGAGCGTGACATCGGCCATCACCGGGCCGTCCACCGGGGCCTTGATGTTCTCGATGGCCTTGACGTTGCCGGAGTAGATGTAGGTCATGTAGATGGACCCACCCGACACCATCGTGAACTTGTACCCGTCGAAGCTGTTGTCGATGAACGCCTTCGACAATCCGGTCAGATGGTCGTGGGTCGGATCACTCGCCAGGAAGTGCAGAGTGATGGTGTTCGGGTTGCGACGCGGAATGCCCATGACGTAGTTGTCGATGTTCAGGTTCTGCGTCGTGACGTCGAACTCGTTCTTCGTGAAGCCAGGTAGCGTGATGTCACCCAACTCCGCGATGGTGGTGAAGACGGTGGGCGTTGCCGCTGGCGCTCGCGCGATAAGCGTGCCGTGCCCGCTGACTGCAATGGTCATTGACTTCTCCTTCTCCAAATGCTCTTGCGAGCTATTACGACGGCTGCTTCTCAGCGTCGATGTTGAACGTGAATACCTGCCGTGCGTTGTCGTCCAGTCCAGCGTCAGTTGGTTCCTGGCGTGTTGTCACGCTCAGATAGAAGACTGACGAGAGCGTGATATTGTACAGCCCATTCGCCCCACCGAGGGCTTCATACGCGGCTTGCGCCTTTGCTCGGGCCACGTCATAGCCTTTGGCCCTCGTGGCAATCTGCGCAGTCGGTCGCTGTGTAGCGGTATTGTTGTGCGTTCGGCTCGGTCCGGTTCCACCCGTCTCGATGACGGAGACGCAGACCTCACCCACTGGGAAGTTCGCGCTGGCTCCGATGAAAATGGACCGGCCAAAGATACCCACCGCTTGATTTTGCAGCCGGTCTGCAATCTCCTGTGCGAACACTAGTCTTCTCCCAGCTGGACACGCGCCCCAATTCGTTGAGCCATCGAAGGTCGCGACTCATTCAACACCGACTCCAGATACTTCGCCTGCCCAGTGGTGTGTTGATAGTCCAGGCGTTCATGCTGCGGGATCGCGTAGTCCGCAGCCGCACCCCCATACCCCATCTCCACCGAGAGGGTGCGACCATTCCGCTCTGGCTGAGCCACGTAGCCACTGGCTCGGAGGGTGCCTGGTCTCGTATTCTTGGACCAACTCCGGCCCATCGCCTTCATCTGCGACTTGGTGGGCGAAACTGGGCAGCGCCGCTTGCTCTCAGTCATCTCAATCTGAGCTTCAAGATAGAGCGCAGCAAGCACGCGATCCGGGAACTTCGTGGCCAACTGCCGAAGGGTCTTGGCAATTTCCTTCGACCCAGTCACCAGCGCCGATCCAGTCGCTCCACCCGCCATTAAGCCACCGCCTCGCTGAGTTCTTTCAACGTCGTCTTGACCTCGTGGAGTATCGCCTGGCCGATATTCTCCCAGCGATAGCGAGGGTCATTCACAAGAGCCACTCCACGTCGGGCAAACGCCTCGCGTCTGGCCGGATGGCTGTACAGAAACTCAAGGGCATCGATGGCGAGCCGCTTGTCCATCACGCCGCCAATGCAATTGATCCCACTGGTCGTTGCCGCCGTGGTTGTACACTCCACCTGGAGGCACGCGCTATCCGTGAGTTCTCCGAGGGCGGACCAGTCAGGAACGATGGAAGGAACGCCGCATGCCATCATCTCGAACGTCGTCAACCCGAAGCCCTCACCCTGAGTGGTCGTGAAGCCGATGTCGAAGACGTTGTACACGAGGGCCAGTGTAGACTCTTCCAGCCCACCGTCCACGGGAACTTCCCCGAGGAGGACCTGGTTGGTGATGCCGTAGTAGTGTGCCAGCTGGTCCAGCTCATACGCCTGTTCCCCGGTGGGCGCGACGTGGAGCCAGAGGAGCGCATCCTTGTGCACCACCGTGTCCTTGGACCGCCCCTCGACCTCGTGTCCGCCGTGGACCCACTCAGCGAAGTAATCGAGGGTGAGGTCCAGCCGTTTGCGCGGCTGGTTTCGTCCAACGGCACCAACCACGAAGGCGTCCAAGCCCATCCCGTGTTGTTCGAAGATCTGCTTGACACCTCGGAGTTTGGCGCGAACCTCCTCACGTTTGTAGGGCTTGTAGATGGTGAGGTCCACGCCCAGCGGAATGACCGCCGATGGCCCGGTGTACCCTCCGAGACGGGCTTGTTCCTCTCCGAACTGTGTCCAGAAGATGGCAAGCTTCAGTCCATTGAGTTCGTCCCCACGGCAGTTCTTCCCATCGACCGCAACGATGCCGATGGTCGGGATCGTCTCACCGATGGTCTGTTGATACGCGCGGAAGTTCCATGGGTCGTTCTGGATCACGATACACGCAGGCTTGAGCCTTGCAATCATCTCCGGGAGTCGCTTGATCCCAAACAAGTCACCGCCCACGCCCGCGTAGCAACCCCACATCGTGTAGGGCCACGGCTTGACTTCACCCTTCTGGAAGCACGGGTCACCGTGATAGTTCAATGCCAGGACGTGCACATCAAACTCGGCCTGGAGTGCTGCGCACGCGTAGCGAGTGCTGCGCTCGAAACCAGAACTGACTCCACCATCACCAACCCAGAGGAGAATGGGTTTGCTCATACTTGGGCC